TACGGTGATATTCCGGTCATCCTTGACAACACCAAGGAAAAAGACCGTGAAATCTCCACAGTCAGCGACCACGGCATGGGCGTATTTGCTGTGGATACCACCTTCTACGCCGCCTACGAGCACATGAACTGCATCCCTGAGAAGGGACAGCGCATCTGGATCGATGAGGATGAATACTACATCGAGACAAGCGCCTGTGAAATGGGGCAGATCGCCCTTGGTCTGAGGAGGAATGACGAGTGAGCGAGTCCCACAATGTCTATGGAGGCCTCATCGTTGATATCTCCGAAGAAAGCCTGGAGCGTGTGTCCAAAATCCTGAAGGGCGTTCCTGGCGGCACATTCAAGGCTGTCGGGAGCGCCCTTGCGAGAGCTGGTCAAGCTGGACGGACTGTAGCTGCGAGGGCGGCATCGAAGGAATACGCCATATCCCAACAGCAGTTCAACAGCAACATTCGGAATATCAACCATTTCACCAAGACAAGCGGAGACACCGTAACGGTCGAGTTCGGCTATTGCGGATATGTCATCCCTTTGGTGAAGTTTGATACCACCGTGACCGGCGATGGCCATATTGCGACGAGGGCAAAACGAGCCTCTACCAAGACCATCTTGGACAATGCTTTCATGGCTAATATGGGAAAGCACACCGGCATCTTTGAGCGTGAAACGCCATCCAGATTCCCGGTGCGTGAGTTATTTGGCCCTGCACCTACCCAAATGATGTACTCCAGCGAGGAAGTCATGGACGCTGTGGAAGAGCGTGCTTCCGAGGTTTACGAACAGCGTATTGAGCATGAAATCACGCGAATTCTGAACGGATATGGAGGCTGACCATGACACCTGTTGACCTGTTGGAGCAGTTCAAGGCATTCACCGAAAGCGCCCTGAAAGACCTTATCATGCCGGTCAAAACGCCCCCCACCAAGGAGGCGGAATACCGGGCACCAGAGGTATTCAAAATGAATCTGCCCGATGTAAAGGCAGACAAGGACAAGGCGCCATATGTCGTTCTCCAGTTCATCAACGGCGATGACTCCCAGAATGCCGGTGAGGAGCAGGAAAGCGTGTGCAATGTTCGCGTCGTTGTGTGCGCCTGGTCGCAGGACAGCAGCGAGGGACCGATGCTTGTACTGAATATGCTGACCAGGCTGCGGACGGCGCTGCTGGAAAAGCGGGTCATTGCCAACCGATATGCGCTGCGTCTGCCCCTGGAATATCTCGTCTACCCAGACAACCCCGTCCCGTTCTTCTTCGGAGAGATGATGACGGTATGGGAAATGCCTACTATCACACGGAGGGAAATCTTATGAGTGATACCACCAAGAAGAAAGCCGCTGAAAAGGCCGAGGAAGCCGTGGAAGCGCAGAGCGATGAAGTTACCACCGCTGTTTCTGAAACGCCGGAGAATGCGGTTGTAACTGCCGAGAAGCAGGACACTTTCGTTTATCTCGGCCCAAATCTCCCCAAAGGGTTGCTGAAGAATGGCGCAATCTTCAACGGAACCCGTTCTGAGGTGCTGAAGCACCTCGAATCCATCACCGCCGCCTATCCGGAGGTCGGGAAGCTGATCGTGGCCAGTGAAAAGCTGCCCGAAGCTATGACCCGCCTCCAGACTGGCGGCAATTTGCTGTCCAACGACTACGCCAAGTTGCAGGACAGAATCAAGAATAAGTAAGGAGGGCAAACAATGGCTGACTTTTTCCACGGCGTACAGACGAGCCAGCGTGAGACATCTGTTTCCACGCCCGTTACTGCCGGGAGCGGCATTCCCTTTGTTGTGGGCACCGCTCCTGTACACACGGTTGATGGCAAAGTCAACGCCCCTATCCTTTGCAACACCTACGCTGAGGCTGTCGAAGCCCTGGGTTACTCTGATGACTGGGAGAAGTATTCCCTGTGTGAGATGGTCTACTCCCATTTCAAGCTGTTCGCCATGAGCCCCATGGTGGTGGTCAATGTGCTTGACCCCACGAAGCACAAGGCCAGTGTTGACGCGGCGCCCGTGACCTTTGCCGAGCAGCAGGCAAAGCTGCCATATGAGGCAATCCCCGGCTCTGTGAAGATCACCTCCGCCGACGGTTCCACCGAGTATGTCGCTGGAACGGACTACGATGTGTTCTTTGAGGATGATGCTTTGATCGTGGAGATCATCGAGGGCGGCAGCATTCCTACTGACGCCACTTCTCTGAACATCGCCTACAACAAGGTGGATACCGAAGCCGTCACAAAGAAGGACATCATCGGCGGTTTCGATGTGAACACCAAGCAGTACAGCGGCTTCGAGCTGATCGACCAGGTGTTCCCCAAGTACCTGATTATCCCCGACCTGCTGCTGGCTCCTGGCTGGACGAATGACAGTGAGGTGGCCGCTATCATGGCGACCAAAGCCGCCAACATCAACGGACTGTTTGAGGGCAAGGCGCTCATTGACGCCGACTGCGACGCCGTTCGCTATTACACCGATGTCCCCGAGTGGCGCAATTCCAAGAACCTCTACAACAAGACCGAGATCATACTTTGGCCTATGCTGCAGCTGGCCGAGCGCCGCTTCCACTTCTCTGTCCAGGCCGCAGGTCTGATGGCTCAGGTGGACAGCGACAATGACGACTGCCCCTGCGAGTCCCCGTCCAACAAGAGTCTGCAGATGGATTCCATGGTGCTGGCTGACGGGACCGAAGTCACTCTGGATCTGACCCAGGCCAACTACCTGAACAGCGTCGGTATTGTTACCGCACTGAACTTCATCGGCGGGTTTGTCATGTGGGGCAACTACACCGCTTGCTACCCCAGCAATACCGATGTCAAGGATTACTTCATCCCTGTGTCCAGAATGTTCCATTGGGTGGGCAACTCGCTCATCCTCTCCTACTGGTCCAAGACGGACAGGAAGATGACCCGTCGCCTGATGGACAGCATCGTGGACAGTGTGAATATCTGGCTCAACGGACTGACCGCCGAGGAAAAGCTGTTGGGCGGCAGGGTGGAAGTCCTGGACAGCGAGAACCCGCTGACCGACCTGATGGCCGGTATCATCCGCTTCCATCTCTACATCACCCCGCCCTCCCCGGCGCAGGAGATCGACTTCATTCTGGAGTACGACACCTCCTATGTCGAGACTGCTCTGGCGGCTTAAGGAGGTATAAACCATGCCTAAAACGAAAGACGCTGTTATCAACTATGCCATCTATGAGGACGCCAACGAGTTCTACGGCACCGCCCAAGTGCAGCTGCCGGATCTGAGCAGCCTGACCACTACGCTGTCCGGCGCTGGCATTGCCGGCAATGTGGAGGCCGTGGTGCTGGGTCACATGGATGCCATGAGCATGACCATCAACTTCAACACCGTCTGCAAGGAGCAGGCTGCCCTTGCAGAGCAGCGCCCCCACAACTTGGATATTCGGGCGGCACAGCAGACTACCAACTCTGCCACCGGCGAGATCGGTGTGGACTCCGTGAAGCACATCGTCCGCGCCACGCCCAAGAAGATTGGCCTGGGCAAGATTGCCCCCGCCTCCACCGCCGATGCATCCGGCGAGTATTCCGTCGGGTATCTGGCGACCTACATCAACGGCACCAAGGTGACGGAGGTTGACCCGCTGAACTTCATCTGCATCATCAATGGCACCGATTACTTGGCGGATGTCCGCAAGGCACTCGGAAAGCAGTAATGAACCCGGAAGGGGCGGCGCAAGCCGCCCCTTCTTCATGTTGAAAGGAGTACCCACATGAGCGAAGAAAAGAAAGTTATCGATATGCCCGAGAGCAGCGAAAACGAACTGGACAGAGCGATTGCGGAGGCGGAAGCCGATGCTGTCAGCACCTATGTCCACCACTTCAAGAAGTCCTTTCTCTGGATGGGGCAGGAGTATGAGACTATGGCCTTTAATTTCGAGGACTTGACCGGCCGAGATATGCAGGCCATTGAGCGAGAAATGTCCATGATGGGGCAGGCTGTTGTCTCCCCGGCTCTGTCTGGCGAGTTCCTGCTTCGGATGGCGGCTCGTGCTGCCGGCATTGGCGTTGACGCAATCCTGGCCATGCCTATCCATGAGGCGGCAACCATCCGCACGAAGGCAAGAAGTTTTTTGCTGAGATCGGAGTTGTAACCGATACCGGCTTGTTCGACTGGCTCAGGGAGCAGTACATCATCATGGCAAAGAACAACAACACACCGGTATCGTTCTGGCTGGAACTGCCCCTGACCGAGTTTTCCAAGTGGATACGGGCATCCAACTCCGTCATTGAGAAATCGAATCAGAAATAGCCGCAGAAAGGAAGTGACATCGTGGCATCGAAGG